CCGCCTTCGCGAACTCGCCGTTGGTCTGCAGCTTCCCCTTTGGGTTGCGTGCCACCTCGCGCTCCATCAAAGGGGCCAGCGCCTCGTTGACACCCTGGAACTCGGCGACGACCTCGGAATAGGCTTCACAGCCCGGCAGCCCCGGCGCCCGCGTCTCGAGTTCGACGTAGCAACGCCGGGCATGCTCCGACACTTGCTCGGCCAGCGCCTCGGCCTCGTCGAAAATCGCCTGGATCGGTCGCGAGGGGTCGACGGAGGCTTCGGCACGGGCCCGGATCCTTTCCATCCTCTCCGGGAGGTCTTCACGGACCGAAGGGGTATTCTCGTGGTTCGTCGGTCCTTGCCGGTAGGTCGCGGCCTGCTGGATGACTTGGGTCCTTCCGAAGTCGGGGACGACTTGGGCAAGGGGCGGCCGGCTCTGGTAAGGGGTTGCTGTACAGGCTTGAAGGGCTAAGGCAGCCGCGACCGCGATGCTTGCTGAGCCGAAACTGTGGATCATGGTTTTCATACTATTCTCCAAACCAATGTCTAATTTCACGTTCAAACTTAGCGTCTAGCTGCTGGTCAGTCATCCATTGCAACTCCTCTTTAGTGAACCTAACCCCGCCTTGCTTCGTTCGACGGTCCCAATCTATTTCAATAACCAGGCCCTCTTGATTGTCTACAAAAGCAAAAATAGACGGGCTCGCTCCGTACTCTTCAAGTGAACGTAAAGCCCTTCCGATTCCTGATATCAAGTTCATTTTCAGTCGTCCTCCCAGAGCGAGTCGCGCCGCAGATCGCGCCACTCCTCCCAGGTCAGAGGCTGATAGTCAGCCCCGTCAAAGGCTGCATCCTCTGCCAGCTCGTCGCAGTAGTCCATCCAGGCGCCTGGGGTGATGCCATGTTCTGCGTCAGGCCAACCGAGGGTGACCTCCGGGTACTTTTCGGGGATGCTTAGTGAGTCAATCCAGTCTTGTACTTTCATGCCTCATCCTCTTTCTCATACGTGGCAAATTCAACTACCGCCGGAGCGAGATCATAGATCTCAAGGCGCAACGTCTCTCCAGGCTCTAAGCCGTACATCTCCTGGTCTTCCCTGAATCCTCTAACATATTGGCGCGCTGCCTCCTCTGACTCGAATATCTCTGAAAGGATTCGGTCAAGAGGATTAGTGCGGTTCGGCCACTCTACCACGACACGATAAATCTTCATTACTTTGTCCTCTCCAGTTCTCTAGCCTGAATCCGCGACATCCTCAATGTGTCGATCTCCTCTTCTGTATCCCTGAAGTGGTAGCCCTCCCCAGGCACATACAACACCCACTGCCCGGCAATCCATTCCGGGAACTGCTGTCGGTCTGCCTCATGGACTTGGAACTTGACCATCTCAGTTCTCCTCTTCATCTCTGCCGGCGTCTCTGGATCGCACCAGAATGTTGAACACCTCGTTGGCATAGTCCTCTATCCTGCCGACGATCTCGTGATAGCCGTACCCGGTCTTGCCCTCCGTCAGGTTGATGTTGCCTAACAGAGTCAACACGATTTCTTTATACAGCTTGAAATCTTCTTCGTTCATATCCACACCCCTTCCAAATAGCTGTTCGCCGGATTGGCAAAACTGCCGAACGTGCCTGCCTTCGTCAACGCCTGCCTCAAGCAAACCGCCTCTGACTCCAACGTGTTCTTGGTGTCGGCCCATGCGTACATGTCGCCGACATCCTCGGCGGCCTCGGACATCGCCTCGGCGTGCTCGATCTCCTTGCGGAGAGTGTAGAGCTTGTTCAGGATTTTGGTGCGACTTTTCATGTGTCCTCCCTAGCAAAGTTAAGACCTCGATCATGTAGCGCGTCCCTGACCTCCCCTAAGCTAAGCCGGCCAAACCCTTTCATGGCTAGGAGCTTTGGTCTTGAGTAGCCTGCAAGCTCAGCAACAGTATTAATACCATTGGCTTTCAACACATTGTAGGCCCGTATCGTAAGCTCCAACTCTTCTATCGGAACGGTATCCCACGCGACTTGCTCAGCTCGGAGATCAGCCAGTCTCGCTCTTACTGGCTTTAGCTTGCCCATCAGCTCTGAGATCTCACCTAGCAGCTCCTCTTCCATTGTCAGTAACCACTGTAGTTCTTCCTGCTTGGTCATGACGGACTCCTACAAGTAGTGTGCCAACTCTTTCCCGAAGACGATCCTCATCTGGTCTCTGATGTCCCACTCGTAGTACGGTCTCTCGACCTCGACGAGTACAACCTCTCCGTCATCGTTTTCTACTTCCTCAAAGAATTCAGGAGGAAACTCTTCCAGGATGCCGCATCCGTCCTCCAAATACAACGGGTACATGTTCTCGTCGCACCACTCCGTGATTGCGCGACACGCGGCTTTGAAGTCGAACGGGATGGAGCCTTCATCGAAGCAGGAAACTTCGTTGTCGTCGGCGTCGTAGTAGGAGGGTCCGAAGTAGAGATCATGGTTTGCTTTTCTGGAAAGCTCCTTGATCTCTGCCGGCATGCGTTCGTGCCAGTATTCCGAGATGTCTTTATTGTAGGTGCTCATTCCTGGTCCTCCAGCAGATCAGTGGAGATCACTTCTTCCGTAAAATAACCTAGCTTTTTCTCGTCCGATACCCCGCAGTCGTAGGCTTCAAGAGCTTCTTCCTCAGAGTCTGCCTCTATGATTGCGCTATATTGGCGCCTCTCGTTGACCACGACTCTGTATTTACTCATTGTCGTCAACCCCCTCTTCGCTGTCTTCGCCATACGCCGACTCGATCTTCTCGCCGCAGTGGCAACACTGCAGATGCACGTCCTCGTGGTTAATTTCGCAACCGACCACTCTCCATCCGTCGTTGTACCTGTTTCTGATCGAGTCGATGATTTGATAAACCGCTACCTTTGCGCATTTGAAGCAGAGCGCTTCTCCATCCTCCATGTAGAAGAACAGAGGGTAGCCGCCGGGCCAGGCATATGGACCATTGCGGAGAGTGGCCTTGAATTCTTTGGTGCTATGAATTCCTCCATAGGTAAATCGAAACTTCTCCCTGAACGCCTCGGAGAAATTATCGTCTTTGTACAAATTTCCGTCGCTGCAAATAAAGAAGCGAGAGTCTGACATCGGTATTCTCCAGGTCAAAGGCCGACTTGCGCCGGCCTGTTAAGTACCGCTCGGCCTAATGCCTCACGACCAAGAACCGCTTCTCCGAGAGCCGCGGGAACATCGCCTTGGCAATCGCCATCAGCGCCTGCTCGCACTCCCCGGTGCCACTCACCGACCGCGACAGGGTAATCCCTGCGCTGCGGATCGCCTCGTCCAGGGCCGCGGAGCCCTTATGGTAGCCGTAGCCGCCGGCCGAGCCCGAGCCTGACCACCAGGCTCCCTCCTTGGGGGTGCCGGTCTTTGCAGAGTTAGGGATGGCCGGGCGTCGCACCCAAAGGGAGCAGTAAACGACGCTCGCTTCCCTCGAGCGGCCCATGTACCAGCGAGCGGTGCAGATCTCGTACAGATTATCGAGCGGGGTGCAGACGACAATGCTGGTCGCGTCGGTCAACTCCTTCTTGCCACCATGATTGATGGCGTTGGAGATGTCGTTGACGGTCGGGAGGGTGACGGTGAGTTCGTGGTATGACATCAGGTGTTCTCCAGGTTTAATGGTTTCTCATGGAAGCCTAGCCTACTTGTGCCTCCTTCGGGTCCTCGCCCGCGGCGATCTTCTCCAACCACGCTTGATCGCTCTTCTCATCCTCATCCATGTATTCTGGATCTCGGTCGAAGTAGTCATCCAACAATTGCTGGGCCACCTCGGCATACGTTTCTCCCAGCACCTTATCGGTCTGGTCCATGTACCCAGGGGCCGACAAATACCCCCAATACATAGCCTCAGTCACCTCGAACTCGTCGATGTGGCTCTCCTTGAGGTAGTCCTGGATTGCTTCCAGGTCATCCAACTCCAGGCCCATGTCGACGATCTCTGCCAGCGTGAGATCTTCGTTGTAGGTGCCGGACTTGAGCTTACTCGGCAAGTTTGTGCATCCCAGGAAGTCCGGGCCGTACTCCTGATTTTCGTGGATGACGAAGACTTCTTTCTTGGGGTTGATGCTTGCACTCATGAAAGCCATGGCGTTTCTCCTATGTCTACTTGCTGTCAAGGTACTCTGGCATCACCATGTATTGCCAGACTCCGTTCCGCTGTCTGCGGTATAGGTAGGAGTTGCGGAAGCCTCCCATCTTATACCAGCGGCTCTTGCTGATTCTCATGCTGTTCTCCTTACCAATTATCTACAGAATCGACAACTGCTGCGTCCTCGCGGAGGTCGTCATCTTCCCCATAGACGCCTACCTCTACCCGCTTAGGGCGCTTCAAGTCCAAATCTTCAATATTTATAGTAGAAAGGTCATGCTCTCTCCACTTTTCCTCGTCCTTGAATTTATAGAAAAATATCTCCCACTTGACATACCACGACTCGATGTCTTGCCAAGTTCTTCCCTCTGGAAGCTCCACATCTGAGGAGCCCCATATCGGATATTCTCGTTCAATTCTTAGAATTGTCATACCTAATCCTCTCTGATCTGGTAGGTTTTGCTTACTAGCTTGGACGGCAAGAACTTCTGATAGACCGCCTGCGCCTGCACGACGTTCTCGGCGTCGACCCATTGGCAGGCACAGATTTCCGTTCCTTCGGTGATGTGGTCCTTTAGGTGCGGGTTGTTCAGTAAGAACCTGTGGTAGTCTTTGAAAGTGACCGTCTTCATGTTGTCTCTCCTATAAAGTCAGCTCTTTACAACAATAACTTCTGCGTCTTCGCGCATCTTTTGAAAAGGACTGGGAAGCGCAGCATACCGCCTCTGGAATTCCCTCTTCTCGGCTTCGTCCATTGGAGAGATCTCGACATCGCCGACGTGAGACGGGTCGTATCGGCCATCAAAGAATCGGCTATCCAGATGTTTCTCCAGGTACGCGCGAAGCGCTCGCGCTGCGTTCGGCAATTGGTGGGTCATAATGCCTTCAGATCGCGTGAACCATTCGATGTCTTCGTAAATATCCGACATCGTGGTGTGCAGCTTGCCGGTCGTGAGATTTCTCAAGCGTTGAATATCCATCTGTTTCTCCAGTGTTGTGGTTACTTTGACAGAACCATCTTGCGAAGCCGCTCCGTCGTCTCGAACTCCCCGAGCCGAAGCTCGATGTCGTTCAAGGCATCGAGATAGCCTTGCTGGTAACCCTCGGCTCTCGCCTCGTCCTTGAGGGCCTCCAGCGGGTTGCTGGTCGGGTTGCTGGTCGGGCTCTCGATCAATAGCTCGAACTCTTCTCTGGTCATTTCCGCTCGCCCTCTTGTTGATCAGCCTTATGTGCCGATTCTATAACTGATCCTGTTTCGCGCTTCTATCAAGGAGGTCCAAGGGCTTCAACTAGCGCCAGCTCATTCTTCAGCGCAACAATCTGCTTCCCTCTCTCAAGATTCTCTCGAGCCAGTTCTTGAATCCTTTCGTTCTGCTCGGTCATATCGGCCTTGACCTTGTAGAGATGGGCCGTCGACTCTTCGGTGATCTGCTTCTTCAAAGCCAGCTTCTCCTGAGCTAGCTCTTGGATCACCCGGTTCTGCGTCGACATATCGGCCCTGGCCTTCCCGAGTATCGCCTGGCTCTCATTAAGCATACGATTTAAGCGAGCTACGTCGTCCTTCGCCGCAGTCAGCTCCTCGCTGAGCTTCTCGATCAGCTTGCCCTGCTTCTTGTTGAGCTGCCGCAGCAACACAACGTATTCTGAATACAATTCTTCGATCAGTTTGCCAGTCATTGTAGTCTCCGACTCATGCTGTTTGTCAACTCTGCCGCCTCTCGCTGTAGCGCCTCCAGCCCCCAGGCTTCCAAAAGATTGAGGAATTTTTCTGCAAGACTGGAGTTGTGCCTATAAAGACTCTCCAGAGTCTCTACCAAAGTTTCATCGTCCTTTGCGATGATGTAGTGCCCTTCTACAGAGTCCTGTGTTCTCGCATACCAACTCTCATCCTCAAACAGGGCGATAACCGTGTCGTCCTCTACCCTGACGATAAACTTCCCTTCCCACAACTCGCCAAGCTCTCCTCGCATCATCCCTTCATAATCAAGAAGGAGGCCGTTGTGAAACTGTTGTGCCATACAGGTCTGTTTCGAATTAGTAGGCATAGTCTTCTCCGTACTCAGAGACCTCGAAGTCGTGAAGGTATGTCGGATCCTCGAAATTGAGCGGCCTCAAAGAGAGGCTGTCCTCGTATTCTTCAAGGGCGCAGCTGAAGGCTGCGTCGAAGTCCTCTTGTGAATAGGCGTCGATTTGGTTGTATTGGCGTTCCATTGTAATTCTCCAGGTTGTTGTCAGTTGGTTCGGTCATGCCTAGTCAGTTTGGTCTGGCGTGAACTCGCTAGCCAACCTGATTTCTACAAAATAGCCGTCTACTGAATCGATCGGGACCTCAGCTGGATATTTCCCAGCCGTAAACGACGACATTCCGTCGTGAAACACCCGCGGAATACCGTCTTCATCAACACGAGAGAAATATCTCGGTATCCAGCGTCCTGCTCCTGTCTTCACCCACACCTTGTCGTCGACCTGCCAACCGTCGTAAGGGCCGGTCTCGACCAAATCATAAGGGCTGTCGCTATCATCGTGGCGGTCATACTTCCCCTCCTCCGTCCATGACTCCAATGATACTGATCCATGTTTAAGTCTGATCACTCCTGCCCACGCATAACCAGGCAGGCGCTCCAGCCGATGCAGCTCCAGCACTTCGCTGCCGTCACGGGTCGTCTTCACCTTGCCGATGTCAATCTTTTTCATTGGTTTCTCCAGTAGTCACTCTGAGCCAGCAATAAACAACGCTTCAGTTTCCATCGGAATGGCAGACAAATCCTCCACGGTCATACCTAGTTCTATTTCATACATGCTGAGGTCGTCAGGATCATCCTTCTCCATGAAGGACTTCTCCCAGAAATATTCCTCGAACTTCTTTAAGACGAGTTGCCTCGCCTCTTCAGGAGATGCCGCTATAGCCATCATCCACCCTAGGCCATAATTCTTCAAGGCCCTGCTGCGCCATGCGTAGAGCTTCATCGGCTACCTCCAGTAGGTTAGTCTTGTTCTCAGTCACCGTCCCACACTCCATCAGGCCGCATCTGCGCCATCGCCAGCAGCTTCAGCAGCGCCTGCTTGGCGTTCCCTTCCGTAGACTTCCAATAATCCTCGTCCACGTCGTCGCCCAGCTGCGCTATCGCAGCCTTCAAAATAGGAATCGACTCTGCGCCTGTCATTCCGTACAGCTTCCTGATCCCTTCCTCTGGATCAATTGCTTTAAGGAAGTGCTTGAAGTAGTTGTACGTCACGTTCAACCACAGCTCAGTGGGTCCTCCAAGCGCATAAGTTCCACCTTTCAGTTGATGCGGCTGCTCGGAGTGCAGAGGCTTGCGAGTGATAGGGTGAATCAGTCGAATGTCGTAGCTCATTACTATTCTCCTACAGTTTGAAAGGGTTAAGGCCAGCTTTCCTTCTCAACGCATGTTTGCGCTTCTGAATCTGCATCAGCTCGCTGGCTGATGGCTCTGTCGGAAGTGTCAAGATGAAGCGGATTAAGAGGAAGGTGATTACGAGGACGAGCAGGTTGCAGCACATAAGGATCTCCTACTTCATTCTCAGCCGCGGACTCTCGAAAAACTCGCAGTCATCCAACACAATCTCACTTCCGTCCTCGAAGCGCCACATCCTGTATCCTTCCTCAGGCGCTTCGACTTCTACTGCGCCCAGCCCCTCCAGCCTGTGGGTCGCCGCTCCGTCTTCATCCCACCCATGCCGACAGACTTCTTCGTAGAAGCCCGTTGCCTCGGTGTACGTCCTGACCGGCAACGCTGCCACAACCCTGATCAGCTTCTTCAAGGACTCCTTATTCAGCCAGCCAACGACATCGTAAGTGATCGGCGTGTCGTAAACGATGGGAGAGCCGAATTTACCCTTTTCGTCCGGATGCATCACCGCGCCTTCCAGCCCGCCGTAGGCTCCCGGCCTCCAGCTCACGGACAGCTCATAGTTGTTATGAAACTTCAGAATGACTCCGCCGCCATCCTCTCCCTTTTCGTAGGACGCGATCAGGTATGAGATGTCGGCGTAAGTGGTGAGCAGGTCAGAAACCATCATTTCGCTCATTTTTGTTCTCCAGGTTGTTAGTGATCTGTCAAGTACCAGCCTTAACCCTGCCAGGCACTAGCCTTAACCCGACCAGGCACGCGCCTCTTCCTCCGTCAAGAAGAAGTGGATCCCGTGACTGCACTCTTTCCATCGGTCTTCGTCCCACGAGTCCGGGAATACCAGTTCGCCGACTCTATACATAACGCCATAATTGATATTGTATACGTTCTCCACTGCCTGCCCATGACTGTCTTCAATGCAGATCACCTCTGCATATTCAGCTCTGTGCTTGCGCGATGTCGCGCAGGAGCGGGCGGCTTCCCTCGGGATTTTTAACAACACGATACAATCCATTACCTTCTTATATCCCAACAGCTCTCCTTGAGGGGCTTCCTGCATACCTGTCGTCAGGTAGCTTATCTTTACGTTTCGCAAGTCGGCTCCTCGCAAGTCGGCTCCTCGCAAGTTGGCTCCTCGCAAGTTGGCTCCCGGCAAGTTGGCTCCTCGCAAGTTGGCCTCCTGCAAGTTGGCCTCCTGCAAGTTGGCCTCCTGCAAGTTGGCTCCTCGCAAGTTGGCTCCCGGCAAGTTGGCTCCTCGCAAGTTGGCCTCCTGCAAGTTGGCCTCCTGCAAGTTGGCCTCCTGCAAGTTGGCCTCCTGCAAGTTGGCCCATTGCAAGTTGGCTCCTCGCAAGTTGGCTCCTCGCAAGTTGGCTCCTCGCAAGTTGGCTCCCGGCAAGTTGGCTCCCGGCAAGTTGGCTCCCGGCAAGTTGGCTCCTCGCAAGTTGGCCTCCTGCAAGTTGGCCTCCTGCAAGTCGGCTCCTCGCAAGTCGGCGTTTCGCAAGTCGGCTCCTCGCAAGTCGGCTCCTCGCAAGTCGGCCTCCTGCAAGTTGGCTCCTCGCAAGTTGGCTCCTCGCAAGTTGGCTCCTCGCAAGTTGGCTCCTCGCAAGTCGGCGTTTCGCAAGTCGGCTCCTCGCAAGTCGGCCTCCTGCAAGTTGGCCCATTGCAAGTTGGCCCATTGCAAGTCGGCGTTTTGCAAGTCGGCGTTTTGCAAGTTGGCGTTTTGCAAGTCGGCGCCTCGCAAGTCGGCGCTTCGCAAGCGGGCGCCTCGCAAGTCGGCGTTTTGCAAGTCGGCGTTTTGCAAGTTGGCCCCTCGCAAGCGGGCGCCTCGCAAGTCGGCGCCTCGCAAGTCGGCGCCTTGCAAGTCGGCGTTTTGCAAGTCGGCGCCTCGCAAGTCGGCGCTTCGCAAGCGGGCGCCTCGCAAGTCGGCGCCTTGCAAGCGGGCGCCTCGCAAGTCGGCGCCTGGGGCGATAAGCACCTCGATGCCATTGATCTTCATACTTTTCATCGCTGTTCTCCAGGTTGGTTGTTCACTGTCGGTTTGGGCGGGCCTCGTCCTTGGCTCGCCTGGCTTGGGTGGGTGATTGGGAGCCTAGTATTTCGCGATGGCCTTTACCTCATCAGCAAGCGTCTTGCACGTCACGTAGCCTATTGGGCGCTTGTGCCCATCTTGGCTAATCAAAGCCGCTAGGCGATTATTGTAGACCTCTATCACATACCCGTTGTGGAACTTCAGAACGTAGGTCGTGACGGTTGTTTTTCTACCGCCGTCACCTTTCAAGAGTGCGTCCACTTCCTCACTCTTAGGGCCATAGCTTTCAAGTACCTCATACAGACGATTTTGGACAATGCATGCCGCAACATTCATTTGCCGCTCTCCAATTTGTTTCTTTCAAGTTTCAAGGTATCGGTGCAGATCCGCCATCTTCATCCTCTCCTGGCCGCGCACCACGTTGACCAGCTCATCTTCAAAACAAACCACAAGCCTCTCTTCAGGTGGTAGATATATAAAAGACGGTTTATCTGTGCCGGCAGAATACGGCTCCTGCCTAAGCAACCTCGCCAGCACCGTCTCGTCGGTAAATAGGTGCCCGTATTCCGCTCTAAACTCGCTCGGCAAATACTTCTGCAAGTGATCGCCGTAGCGCACGAACTTGGCCGGATACAGATTGCCTGTCTTAGCGCCGATCAAATAGGTTCGTGGCTCCGTGCCTAATGGGTACTTATCTCCCATCTCCTTGAGCTTTTTCTCGACGGACAGCGGCCTTTTTCTAGCGTCAACCTTATCTCTCCTCCGCCTCTCCAGCGATCTTGCTATCAGTAGATCAGGCTTCTTATCTCGTTTGCGCTTGTCTGGTTTAGTCAGCTGATTCCTTGACCACAACCCAGCAATTAGAGGGGATGGCATGTCCAGCACGTTCTCGTCAAAGAACTCATCAGCAAACAGAAAGTCTCCTTTCGGAGCCGAGTATACAGGCCGCTCGTTGACCTGGTACTGCTCACCCTTGTATTGAGCACCCTTGTATTGAGCACCCTTGTATTGAGCACCCTTGTATTGAGGCTCGAGCAATAACCCACACTCCTTCGCAGGCCCCTCCCATTGCTTGTGGACAGTCACCGTGCGCAGGCCCCTCTTGGGCGCCAGGCCAAGACTTCGCGCACGCTCTGCCATCCTTGTAATCTTGACCTGCACAGCCGGAGAGCCTTCATCTAACTCCCTGTTTTCAAACTTCTTTTTCGTCCTTACCGCACACACCAGCAGCGGATCTTTCAAATCGATCCGGTCGATCCGGCGAGCGGCAAGAACCTCAAGACGGTACGCCCTCCTGAGTTGCCTGCGCTGCGCGATCTTATCCTTGCTCATTCTTCCGCGGGCCGCTTCTCTCTCGTCGCGCAGGAGTTTTGCAGCGGCCCTGCGCTGAATCCGAGGAGCTGTCTCACAGAACTGCCTCCAGCGCTTGGCTGCCTCCTCGAGCTTTTCCGATGCAAGTGCCGGGCTTGGAGTTGCATCGGGATCGTCCTCGTCCTGCACCAACCAAAGCGCTTCGTCGTAGGGCTTTAGGATAATCGGGATGCTCCACCCCGTGCCCCCAGTCCTTAACTCAAGCCAATCATCGAACTCCTCTCCCTCTATCAAAAGAGGTTCTTTTTGCGGGCCGACCACCAGTTTAGATGACAGCAGCTTGTACTGTCCGCTCGAAATCTCTCCCGTCTTTTTGTAGTTGGAATACTCCTGTTCCGGATTTTCCAAATGAAAGAAAGACGCCTCGATGATGCCCTCGGCGGCAATGATTGCCTTTCCCTCGATTAGCGCGCCAGGCACCTTGAATAGATACCCATACAGCAGCGGCTCCACAATCTCAAACCAGTCCGTCGCAGAATATAGGTCAGGTAGGGGTAACCCATCAAACGACCCCTCCGCATTGAGAACTGGAGCTATGATGCGGACATCTTCTGCCTCTTGGCCTACAGATCGTATAAACTCCTTGAAAGCCTTGTGTGCCGCCTTATTCATTGCTGAATTCTCCCGCGCTGATCAGCCAACGCCTCCATGTCGATAGGCTCAACTCCATAATCCTCCGGCGCCAAGGCCAACACAACACGAAACTCTTCCTGCAAAATACTGGAGACCTTCTCGTCTCCACGCACCCACCACTCAGCAAATCGGCTGTAATCCTCTGCTCCCTCCGCGATGTTGTTCATCTTCATGATGCTGAGCAGCCCGGCAGACGCCCTGCTGGAGTTAGCGACGAGTCTAGCCTCGTTCATCTTGGCGCGCTCCGAGGTCTCCCTGTCCAGCCACTCTCTCACTGCGGTCTGCTCCTGCGGCAGAGGAACTTCCAAATCCTCGTTGTCCTCCCATCCGCGATGATCCATACAGAGTATCTTCGCCCGGCGGTATGCCTCTGCGGCTTGCAGCTCTCCTCTCTTCACCTTATTTGCGAAGAGCTTGCCGATTAAAGCAGGGAGCTTCCTCGTCTTCTGAATCTCATGGTCCGGTGTGCCAGGCTTGACCTTGAAGTCGGGGCTTATCGACTTTGAATAAGACCGGTCTCGCAGGACAATCAGCGCTTCGTTGCCTTGCAGGTCTCTCCAAATCTTTAGTTTGTCTGCATGCCCGGCTTCCAGAAACGCCTCTCGCTCCTGTAACGACCCGAACTTGAATCCCTTTGCGACCATGTTGTACACACTGTTTAGGCCACCTTGGACGTGGGAAGCGATATACGTCCTCCTCCTTACCAGATCAGGTACTTCGGCAGTCCAGTACGCCCAGATGAGCTGCTTCGCATTCAGGGTAACCCGCCCGAACTGCGTCTTAAAGTGCATCATCTTGATCTCTTGCCCGGGAATCGCCTTGCCTCTCTGGCGATGCCTTTCAAGGATCTCCTCTTCTTCCCAGTAGACTTTGCCTCTGAGGTGCTCGACTCGCATCAGCGCGGCAACCTTGCTTTGAACTCTCCTTCCGAAGGGGTACTGAAGATCCGACCAGTCGATGATCTCGACCTCTCGGCCGTCCGGAAGCTGAAGCGTTTCAGCCCGCCTTTCATGGGCAGCTTGAACCAGCCGCGGGTCTCCGAACGGCGCAGCCGCCTGTTGTCCCTCGGTATCCGAAGGGCGCGCTCCGACTCTCGGCCTTCCGACCGGATTCGGCCGCTTCTCCGGCGGAGGGGCGGGGACCGGCAGCGAGGCCGTCTCCAGGAGCGTCACCTGCGGCCTATGGCCGGTCGGTAGCCTTTCCTTGTTGGCCTGGACCACCGTGCAGAGCAGCAGCTCGGCCAGGGCGATTCTGTGGCCTTTCTCACGTCCCGGTAAGGACGGCCCCTCCCCGACGAGGTGATGCCTCCTTTCGCACGCCGTTGGTTTGGACGGATCCCAAGTTTCTCGGGACCCGGACCAGTTCCAATAGGCGTGCGCTCGCGGTGGGCTTCCCTGAGGCTCCGAGGGCTGGTTCGGGGATAGGGCAAGGGTCAGGCAGAGCCTGTCCGGACGGAACGGGACCGACAGGCTCAGGATGTCGCTCCAGACCATCTCGGGACGGGTCAGGAGGTGCTCGGCCATGAACTCGGCGTACTCCTCGTAGGCCGCCGTAAACCAAGACCGTATCGCACTCTCGTGAGCCAGAACTCGGCCGTAGCCCGGTATCGAGAGCGTGTGAAAGAGGGCGCCCTCCTCAGCCGGGAGGCTGAGGAGGGCATCAGCGGCCGAGCAAACGCACAGAATCGCCTCCTCTAAGGCTTGGTGGGTGTCTGGATGCCTGAGGTCGAAACGCTTTGCCATCTTCAAATCCTTAATGTGGGGCAGAAGATGGCAGTTTAAGGCAGCTCCTTTGTTTTGGCAAGCCTCCTTTCTTCCACGGTCGCAGAACGGCACCCTGAGCGCCTAACTTGGGAAACACAGCTGGTGTACGCCGTGTTACCTTCACTAAAAAGTACAATTTGCTTAGGTCCTTTGAATACAGTCACTTACAATCCTAAGGATCGCTCCAAGTCCTCGGGAAACATTTCCTCTGAACTAAATTCTGAAGATCCTAAAAAAATTTTTAAGATGCCTTGTCAAAAACGCTTAAGTTTAAGAAACAATTCGAGCGACTAGCATCTTTGTAATAAAAGCGCCAGTTCAAGGAAAATGTTTCCCGAGGACTTGAAGTTATCCTACGGATTGTAACTCGCTGAAAATCCTCGAAAAGGCCAAAACACCGTAAAATTTTCTTATTTGTAAGGAAAAGATCGGGCCGAAAATCCGAAACTTATTTTACAAAAAGTAAGAAAAATCGGCGTTTCGTGTGCCTCCTTTGATCGGCCTTTGCTCAAAAGAAAAGCGAGAAAGCGCCTAGCGAGGCGCCTCCGATGACGAAGAAAAGCAGAGCTTGTTCGGCTTTCTGCTTTCAATGCTTGTTGAAGAGACGTTTCGATGTGCCTCCTTAGTTTGTGAAAAGCTAAGCGCCTCGTGCGAATTTTGTGGTATTTTTCGCACGGGCGCGCGAAGAGATTATGTCAAGTCGCGATGACTTGACATAATCTGGCTCAGATCAGGCCAAAACAGGCGGGCCTGAGACGCCTCCTATGCCTCCCTGACGCAACGGGCGACAAGGGGCATAGGATTTTGAGGGGCCTCCTTGCGGAGGCCCAAGAGGGCTCCTACGAGGCGGGAGCCTCCATCGTGTTATCTTTGCGGACCTCGCTGTCCGCGTCTCCCGGCTCGACACCGGGCGGGCACCAGCAATGCCATCCGTCCTTGGCGAACGTGCGGTAGCCGTCGTCGTCTTCATAGACGAGACGGCTATCGGCCCAGTACGCCCATCCAAAATTGTCAGACATGGGAATCTCCTTCCGAGTATGCCCGGCCTTCGCCGAGCTTGATGAATGCCCCTCACGGGGCGAGAATGGGCCTCTAAGGGCTCCGACAAGCCTACCCTAGGGGATGGGCTTGTCGGAGCCCCCGCAAGCTTGCGGGGGCTCCTATGGCTCACCCGCAAGCTTGCGGGGGCTCCTATAGCTCACCAGTAAGGGAATATGATGAAGCCCTTAGCTCCGTCCTCCCTTACGAGCGGGCGCCAGTGCATGTCGTGGAAGTCCCGCGTGGCGCGCATGGCGCAGCGCCAGTAGATCTTCAACCGCTTCTCGCACGCGGCGAAGACCACCACGTTGTACCCTTGCTCGGCGTGCTCGCGGTACAGGTTCTCGATCTCGCGCGAGATCGTGGAAAAAGCCTTGACCGGCTCTTTCCACCTCTGAAGGGCGATCTTGGTCGACTCGCCCCACCGGGTCTTCGGGGTCCAAAAATCGATCTCGATCTCGGACTCGCCAGAGTCCCACGTCGTCGCGTGGGTCTTGATGGCTACCCGCACGCCTTCTACTTCTAGGCGGTATCTGGTGACGACCTCAACGCTGTCACGCCATTGCCGACGCCGGACAGAAAGACGTTGCGCGGACATGGTATTTCTCCGTGATTGTGGCCCGACCCCGAAATCGGGAGGGGCCGACAACTGCAGACCAGGGGTTAATTTTCCAGCTTTAGCTTTCGATTAACCCTCGCGCACCAAACGATGGTGCGCTTCACAATCTTCTCACGCTCGGCATCCGGGCGCCCGGCCAGGTAGTTGCCGAGCGCGATTGTGTTGGTCCGCCATGGTTGCCCCTTGGCGGGTCTGTGGAAGAGGGCGCGGGGAATCATTTTGCGCGTTCCCACGCGACCGACGCGAGCCACGCCACATCGTCGGCGATCTCGCTTGAATAGGGCCTGATCTCATTTGAAAGGCCCAACAACTCTATGACCAGCTCATTAGGCGCATAGGAGCGCCACATATGGGCGAGCCGACTTTCGAGGTTCCTGGGCGCGACAGGTCGAGACTTCCCGATCTCGACCAAGGTCGATTCGTTGATCGGCGAGGTGCCGTCCCATGGCATCCCGTTGGTGCGCCCGGCCGATCCGCATTTGCCCGGCGCATGGGCGTGAAACTGCCGCTCAGGCAGCTGTGCGGGGCGCTCGTCACGCCAGAGCGTGCCGATCGATTGCGCCCCATTTCTAGGGCGGTAAAGAGCAAAGCGAATAGCAGGATTCGGGTTTTCGGAATTGAAGCTCGGGAAATCCGAGACCTTGAGTGTCGGGCCACGGGCACGCATGATGATTGCTCCGCATCAGGTGAAAATTTACGGAATCCGTAAAATTCACGGTTGGCCGAATTGCACGCACGCGCCAGCCCCGCCCGCCCGATCGAAGATCGGGCGGGCGGGGCTGGCGCGTAGAATTTACGGATTCCGTAGAATCCGCTGGATCAGCCGCGGTACGGCTTCCCGTCGCTCCCGATCCAGCATTGTGGAGCTTGGGGTTTGGATACCGGCGCGTCGATGTCTGACAGGTCGCCAGCAATCGACATTCGGTCGAGCCGGCGCTGGTCCGCTTGTTGCTTGGCAATTCTGGCGCGTTCGAATTCCCGTGCGGCGATCGCCGCACGGCGCAGAAAGACCGGGTTCAACATGGTTCGCTCCGCTTGTGTTTTTATGGAATCCGTAGAATCTACGGATTCCATAAAAACACTTTAGAAACAATGGGGCAAGGCGAACCGTACACGCTTGGTGTATCGGTTCGACTTATTGGCCGGGTCGGACGGGATCAAGCGGCGAGCAATTCGGGGCGCTTGCTCAAAAGGTCAATCGTCGGGCAAACCGCGCTCCGCACGTTGGCGACGACTTGGGCGCGCATGGCCGCATCATCGGACCATGCGTCGAGCATGGCGACGATTTGCGCGGTCAAGTCGTCGGGCGACATCGCGCGGAGCGCGTCCAGCTCCGCTTGCGCCCGCTCCGCTTGGAACGCTTCCAACGCTTGCGCGTCCGCTTCTTCGCGGTCAGCCTTTTTGACTTTGCGAGCGATGCCAGCTTCAGCCGTGGTTTGCACCACAGTTTCACCTTCGCCGCTCCCGAGGTTCGGGAACGTGACTGACAGGTCAGCTTTGCCAAGGTGATACCGGACCGCATCGACAATACGGTTCCAGGCTTTTGACAAGGCGCGGGCTCGATCTTTAGCGTTGCTGATCTTAGCCGCGACAACCTCACCACGCGCAGCGAGGAAAGATTGGTGAGCGAACGCGGACCGCTCGGACTCTGGCGTCTCGGCGATAGCATCCGCCAGAGGCTTGGCGCGCTTGGTCAAGGACTCCCCTTGACGAGCGGCGAAGCCGAGCAGCTCGGTAGTGGCGGTTTTGACGTTGAAGGTGTTGGCGGCCATGTGGGATCTCCAGGTTGTGGCCCTTGCGGGTCTGGTTGTCGGGCTATGGTCGGGGGATCCTGCCGAAGCGGATCAACCCCAGCCAGTGGGCGAAGGGTTCAAGCCCTTGCCAGACTGGCACTCACACCGATGCGAACTATGTGCCAAGTAAATAATAGTGAATAGAAACAAGAGCTTACGAACAAACTAAGCTGGCACACTAGGTGCATAGGTGACGCAGAGTGTCACAATCGAACGTCACAATGTGACGTAAAGCGTCACAAGCAAACCGCATGCCAACAACCTGGCACGCTTCGTGTGTAAGCACATAACGTGCCAACCCGTACGCTATGCAATTGGCGTGCCAAGGTGTAGAGGGCTGCGCTGTACCCCCAAAAACCCCGAGCAGATTTTCAAGTTTTTACTAAGCACTTAGCCAGTCCTACTGTGCCAGCTTCAGAACCCAGCCACCAGCCCTTGACTTCCACCCTCCCGGTGGGACAATAAGAGACGCGGCCCAGAGTGTTGAAGGCACCTGGGCCACTTGCCAACCTCAATCTATCTGGGAGATCGAAGATGACCGACCGCAAGTCTGCACGCAAACCACTTCCCTCGCAAGAGCGACTGCATGAGCTGTTCCGGTATGATCCTGAGACCGGGCTATTCACTAGAAAAACCAAGTCAGCAAGAAATAGGCGTATAGGAGAGCTTGTAGGGACTAAGATTCCAACAAGCGGATACTTAACGGTCAGAATAAACAAAGAAGGATATTTACTACATCGACTAGCATGGCTGATTATGACGGGGGAAGACCCAGGAGTTGAAAAAGAAGTAGATCACATAAACGGAAACCGCGGAGATAACTCATGGAATAACCTACGCATAGTCAGTAGGAAGGAGAATGGTAAAAACATGCAGCGAAAAAAGAACAACTCCAGTGGGGTAACTGGAGTCTCTTGGGCTTCTGACAGAAGAAAGTGGGCATCCTACATAATGGTTAATCGCAAGAAAATAAATATTGGGCATTTTACTGAGCTAAGCGAAGCTATTGCGGCTAGAAAATATGCTGAAAAATTATACGGGTTTCACGTCAATCACGACAGGGTCCCGCTAGCAATTAAAGACATGAAAAACCCAAAGGAAGAGGCTAGGAGTAAGTCCTGCACTGCTTGTTCGTAAAGCCGAGGCTCTCCGGACGCTGAGCGTCCGGAGAGACCTACCGCTGCCTCGTGCTACACTCCCTCAACGCTGCCTCAGAGAGACCTCCGCATGTCCGTCCACTTCGACGAAGACCTATTCCTGACCCTGGTCGATCAGGTCGAATCCGCCTCGACCACCGGAGGCGGGCTCTCCAACATCAGCAAGTGGGTCGAAACCAACACCAGCGATCCGGTCGACCCGAACAAGCGGTTCAGCTTCAAAGGCCATGAGTACCAGCGGGCGATTCTGGACGACAACCACCCGGTTGTGAGCATTAAAAAATCCACGCAATGTGGACTCTCTGAGTTATCCATTCGCCAGGCGCTGGCGATTCTGGCGAAGTACCGCGGGATTCACGGCCTCTACGTGATGCCGACCGCACACGGTGCGAGTAAGATCGCAAGCACGCGCATCGACCCGATCATCGAAGCGAGCCCCCGTCTCAAGAACCTTGTTGCCAAGGATGTCGACAGCACAATGCTAAAGCGGATCGGCCGATCATTTCTGCATCTGCTGGGCGGGTCCGCGACAAGCTCGGCCATCAGTACCCCGGCCAGAATGCTGATGCTGGACGAAATGGAGTTCCTGAACCCGGAGATCGTGAAAATTTTTGCGTCACGGTTAGGCCACCAGAAAGAAGAAGAGCGCATTGTTCGCTACTTTTCCAGCCCGCTGTTTCCTGGGTCAGGAATTACCAAGCTGTTTGAAGACGGTACGCGCAATCACTATATGATATGGCACACAGTTTGTGGACGCTGGGTATTGCCAGATTTGCTGCAGCATCTTATCCTGCCTGGCTTTGATGAAAACATCACACTGCTGTCGCCTTCGGATTTAACCAATCCTAATTACCGGATAGACGAGGCCCATATTCTTTGCCCTGAATGCAGGAAGCCAATCACTGTAGCGAACATGGCAGAGCCGACATATAGGGCATGGGTTGCCGAATACCCTGACAGAAGAGATGCGTCTTACAATGCAAACGCCTTGGTCCTGCCGCAGATCCGCAACCCTCCCAGACTTATTCGGGACCTCGGAACCTATAAAGACAACGTGACCTGGCAGCGTTTTGGTTTGGGCTGCGCGGCAGAGGGTGCCGGGGAGATGATCCTGCGCTCGGTCATCGAGAACAGCTTCACCGTTAGACCGCAAGGGCCTCTTTCAGGGGCGGTTACCGGCGCGGTTCTCGGGATGGACGTGGGCCGGACCAGTCACTTGGCGATCGGCAAGAAGAACGGGAAGCTGCTGGAAATCGTTCACCTGGAGAAGGTCGTGCAGGACGGCAGCAATAATACAAAGAATGTGTTCATTGAACGGTATAAGCAATACCGAGCCGTTCAGGGAATAGTCGATGCTGCCCCTGACCTGACAATTCCTAAAAGCATTCAAGAAGAAACGCCGTACAACAATGTGTGGGCTTGCTTTTTTATTAGAGGGCAGGGCAAGTCGTCGTTGACGCCGTACACTCTTGATGAAGCTGAGGGGGTTATTAAAGCCAACCGCACAAAGACGATAGATGAGTATGTTTCTGACTGGAACAGAGGGTACATCAAGTTGCCGATGGGGCTTCAGTTTGAGGAAGAGGTTAAGTCACACCTCGAACAGTTGAAGCGCGTTGTAAATGTTGACGGTATTGGGGACGAAAAAGCCCAGTGGATTACTTCTTCAGACGACAACCATTTCTTTTTCGCAATATACTACGCTTGGTTGGCGGCTAAACTCTGCGACGACAACACGAAGATCTTCGTGCAGCCTGCCAGCTCGCTGCTGGTCTCCCGCGTGAAGATGAAAACAGCAGCATAGCCCTAGACCACTGCTGAGAAAAATACGGCCTAAGCCCTTCCAAGGGCAGAGATTTCGGGTTACGCTTCGGACAATCTTTGCTTAGGTTGCCCTCGACACATGGCCGAGCCCTCTTCAGTCAGACCGCCACAAGGCCAGAAGGGCACGGATTCAGTGGTGTTGCCGCGTCGGCAAGTCGGCAAGGCACGCGCACAGACGGCCTACTCCCAGGCGCTGCCGGGAGATCAGATCCGGCGCGACGACAACATCCAATTAAATCGTGCGATCAGAGACGCCCGCAACTCGTCCGCAGCCGCGACCAAGATGCGGGCACTGTTCGAGACAGACGGGATCGTCTCGACCGCGATTACCAATTACCTCGCCATGATGGCGACGAAGTTCCAAATCAAGGCGTACTACACGGCGACAGAGGAGTTTTCCCGTGAGGCAGTCGTGGCTGCCGAGGCGGTCATCGCGTCTCTAGCCACAGACTGGGATTACACGAAAGGCTATTCGGACAAGCGCGGCCTGGAAGGCCTGATCGAAACCATGCGCCTGGAGACGCTGCTGACCGGCGGGGTCGGGCTGGAGCTGGTCCTGGACCAGTACCGGCTTCCTAGGGATATGCACGTTTTCCCTTACGATTCAGTGACTTGGGTGGCAAAGACAGGCAAGAAAGTGCCGACCCAGAAGAATGCACAGGGCGGCGACGACATCGTCTTGGACCTGCCGACGATCTTCATTGCCGAGTCTCTGAAGTCCGCACAGCGTAAGTACGCGCTGCCGCTGATGCACTCCGGGCTCTCGCGGGTCTTCCACTACGACACCTTCCTTGAAGACGCCTGGCGCGTCATCACCCGGGCCGGCATGAGTCGGCTGGTCGTCTCCTTGAACTATGAGATGGTCGTCGCCTCCGCGCCGCCGGAGATCAAGGGCGACCCGAACAAGCTCTCGAATTATCTGGACGATGTGCGCATCGCGCATCAGGATGCCCTTTCGCGCCTGAATCCGGAGGATGCGCTGGTCGTCTATTCCACCGCCGAGGTCGAAGCACTTCGCACCACGGGCGAGAAGGCGGAGATCGCTCAGCTCATCGATCAGCTGTCTGGCCTGGCGGCGAGCGCGCTGAAGTCCTCACCCACCATGCTCGGCCTGCGGCTGGGTGGATCCCAAAACACCTCAAGTGTCGAGGCCCTGCTCTCCACCAAGACCGCGGCGATGCTGCAGAAGCCGGTTGAAGAGGTGTTGTCCAGGGCGCTGACGTTGGCGGTGCGCCTCTATGGGGTCGATGCCTACGTAGAGCTGGAGTTCGATCCGGTGGAGCTGCGGCCCGATCTGGAGCTGGAGCCGCACAAGGTGATGCGCCAAAGCCGAGTGCTCGAGCAGCTCTCGTTGGGCATGAAGACCGATGACGAGGCGAACTCGGAGATTGGCAACTCGTCGCTTCCGGAAGGCTTCACGCCCCTGAGCGGCACCGGCTTCATGAAGAAGGGGGCCGCTGCGTCCGGGGTCGACGGCGAGGGCACAATGCCGGCCAACGCCGCGAACTCGCGCAATCGCCAGGTCGCTCCGCAGACACCCAGTTCGGCCGGAGGCAAAGACAATGCACAGCGCCCCTGAGCAGGTGGTAACATCATGATTCGATTGGGAAATTTCTGGCTGGGGACGCAGACCTCCTTGGACGAGGTGCTGATGGCGAATGCCCGGTACCTGGATGACCCATCCAAGTACCCGCCGCAGGCGCTGGCCGGCCAGCTCAAACTGTACAGCTCCGATCAAGATTCCGAAGATGAGGACGAAGACTACGCGGTCGACTCGCGCATCCAGATCCATGAAGGCGTCGGCATCCTGCAGATCTCCGGCTCCCTGGTGCCGGAAGAGTCTTGGCGCGATGACTACTTCGGCCTGACCAGCTACCCGGTGATCGCCAGAGCGGTCACGAAGCTCGCGAAGATGCAGGCAGACGGCGAGATCCACTCGATCGTGCATGCCTTCTCCACTCCTGGCGGCGACGCGTCCGGCATCAACGGGCTGACGGAAGTCATGCTCGGCGCACGGCAAATGGCGCCCAACACGATGAGCTATACCAGTAGTTCAGCACTGAGTGCAGGCTACTGGCTCGCCAACAACAACCCCGAGCTGTACGTCGACAAGATGGCCGAGATCGGCTCGGTCGGCGCGATCTCCACGATCGCCTCGATCCATCGCCGGCTCAAGGAGAGCGGTGTCGATACGGTCACCCTGCGCTCTGGCAAGTTCAAGGCGTTGCTCAACCCGACCGAGCCGCTGTCCGAGGAGGGATTGAAGCTTCAGCAGGAGAAAATGGACCAACTTCACGGCTTCTTCAAGCAGCATCTGGTCAGCCAAAGGCCGAAGCTCGCACTGACCGAGCCATCCAAATGGGCAGAAGGTCAGACCTTCTTCGGCGAAGAAGCGGTGCAACTCGGGCTGGCCGATGGAATTTACACCCTGAATGGCCTTGTAGAGCGCTTGATTTCAAAGCACAATTCGAAACAAGAATCCAAACCGCGCACGGTCGATTACGGTCGGCGCTCAAGTTATGCGGCCCAGGCCGCGCTCTCCACCCAGGAGCCGTTGATGAAAGTGAAACAGGTCGTCTTCTTCAGTGAAGCGGACCGCGCCAAGGTCGCCAGCGGGGTCGACCTGTCGACGGTGCCGCACGAGCTGCGCGAGATCGAGGTGCCGGATGGCGAATTGGTTAATCCGATTGTGGAGGCTTCTTCTGTGGCGGCTGCTTCGACCGAAACGGCAGCCTCGGGAGACCAGACTGCGCTGTCGCAACAGGCCCCAACTGACCCGAAAGCAGATGAAAGCGGGCTCGTGGCATATCTGCAAGCAGAGCTGCGAGAACTGCGAGATGCCAAAGCAGCCCTGGACCTCGAAGTCCAGCAGCTGAAGGGCGCGAATCAGCAGCTTGCCGCGGTCGAAGAGCAGCTCGCACCGATCGCCGTCCAGGCCATCCAGCGCCTGCAAGTGGGCCTGGGCCAGACGCCGACCACGCTCAAGGGCCTGCCTGCGGCCTCGCTGGCTGCCCACTACGCAGAGGTGCATGCGCAGTTCGTGAAGACCTTCCCGGTCGGGGCGCACGCGCAGAGCGAGCTGGAAGAGAGTCGGGCACCTGTTGACCTGGGCGAGCAGCGGTTGGCGCTGGTCAAGTAATCATCTTTTGAATTCGGAGAATTGAGTATGTCCAACTGGGTCGTAGACCAAACGGAACGCTTCGGGGGAATCAACCGGGCGCCCAGAATCAACCCGTACATCCCCGGCCGCACCGAGCGCCTGGGTACCACCTCGGATAATCCGCGCTTCTCGACCAAGGACATCGGCAAGCCAGTGAAGCTTTCC